GAGCCTCTGTGCCAGCAACAGATTGAATCTCTCTTGCCCTAGCCGCTTGTTGTTCTACCAAACGCTCTTGAAACTGACCTGCTACTTTTGCTTTACTAGCAAGTTTACTTTGCGCTGCCGCAAGTTCAACTGCTGTAGGAATATCAGAAATTGCTTGTGCCGCAGTTGGTCGAGAACCACTTACTAATTCTTTAGCATCACGCAATGCTTCAATTACTTTTGTTCTATCAGGCCCAGCAAGTTCATTCAACTGTTTTTGCATGAACTCCTGACGACCAGTAGGAGTTAACCCTTTTAGGGTGTTTAAAAGACCTCCAACAGCCTTTACGCCACCTTCAACAACAGGGCCAAGAACAAAACCAGTAGCCATTTGCTCTAATTTACGTTCAGCAAACTGTTCTACAGGGGCATTTACTGGTTGCAAAGCACTTAAAGCCGCACCAGTGCTTCCAGATCGGGCTATGTTAGCCATTAGACCTGCGCCTTGAAGTGGTGCTTGCGTGACACCAACTAAACGATTCACAGGACTAACAACATTACCAAGCATTTGATATGGGTCAAAACCACTACTACCAACTCTTGCACGACCTTCAGTGGTTGCTTGTTCAACATCACTAACAAGTTGGGTTGCGCCTCGCTTAATATCTTGACCAAACAAACCCGTACTTGCAAGCAACTGATTAACAGCCAACGCAGGGTCTACTACCGCACCTTTGATGGTTCTGGCAATAGGACTACCCGCACCAAACATCAACTCTAAGTTTGATACAGGTGTTGTTTTAATACCAAGTTGCGTATAAAAAGTATCTTTAGGTATGTCTGAATAGAATTTTGAATGAAAAGCATCAGCCAACTGAGTATCGGACATATCCGAATACTGTGGGTATTCTTTACGAATTTCAGCAATCGTAGCCATAAAAACTCCTTAACGAATACCCAATGGGTCAGACTTATTTTTTGCAGGTTGAGCAGCTTCACCTTTAAGGTAACGCCTTGATAGATTATCCAAGATTGCTAAGTTTGCCTCTTTTGTCATACCTTCGCTACCTAAAGAATCCAAATATGTTTTCAATTCAACATTGGAGTTAAGTTGTTGAGCACTCATGCCTGTAGCTTCTTTTACAGCATTTAGCAATTGCAATCGGATGCTTTTAAGTTCATCACGTTTTGCTTGTTCTTTTGTACCAAATACACGACCACCCATTTGACCAACAGTTCCTGTTTGTAAAGATGTCACCAAATTAGCAAGAGGGCCTTTTGATGTGCTTGTCATTCCACCCATTTTGGCTAAATCTTTGACTAATGTTTCTGCTGTAGAAATTGTATCTCCCAAAGCCAGTTGACCTTCTTGAACCTTTTCTGCTTTTTCTTGGGCCTTAAGAACTGCCGAACTTGGCCCTTTAAGAGATGCCATCAATTGAGCAAGTTCTTTTCTGGCTTCAATCCGCATTTGCTCTTTTTCTAGATCAGTTTTTGCTTGTCTAAGATCAGACTCTAATTTAGCTTCAATTTTTTCACGTCCTAATTGAAGAGTAGTTTCTCTTTGAGCCGCTAAGTCTGCTGATCTTTGCAAAACAGCCATTACTTTATCTGGTGGGCCATACTTTGTAACAACAGACAAAATTTGTTCTTGTGTAGCATTAGGGCCAAGTTTAGACAACTCATCACGCAACTTTGTTTCTTGGTCAATAGACAATTGAGTCTTAGCCGCAGTAGCTAAAGATGATTGTTCTGCCGCCCGTCTTTGTTGAATTTGAGCCATCTCACTTTGTGCTTGACGAGCATATTGAGCCAAAGCCATAGCACCTTGTTGATCGCCCATCTGTGCCAACATCTGAGCGCCTTGTAGGATCGACTCAGGATTGGTTTGGTCAATCTGTTGGGCAATGGTATTCCTAGTGCTGATTAGCTTTAACTGAGGGTCTTCTATGCCCATAGCACCACCAATAGCAGTACCAAGACCTCTAGCACCACCATAAGTCAATGCCGCACCACGAGATGCAGGGTCTAGTTGAGCAAGGGCAATACCTTCTTGCAAAGCACTTGTTCTCTGACGCTCACCATACATTTCAGGGGTTAGCCCAAACAAACCCGCTACGATATTTTCTGCCATGATGAATCCTTAAGAAAATAAGCCACCAAATGCTTGCCCAAATGCGGGAGAAGCACCTAGTCCACTCAATAGTGTTGAATAGGGATTAGTGGTTGCCGCATTACCAGTAGCTAATCGAGTACTGAACTCAGCACCTGATAAGCCTAAACGACCTACATTAGCACCCGCTGTAGCCGCTTGTTGACCAAGAGCCGCACCCATTTGCAATGGTTGTTGTGCCATTTGCTCCAAACCTTGAACTTGTCCCAAAGCAGTCGTATAGGGCGTATAAGCCGCTTGCTGACCACCATAGTACTGACCCATAGTCTGTGCGCCTTGACCTAATAGACCCGCACCAAACAAGACGTTTTGCTGACCATATTGTTGAGCATTAGCCGCAAGTCTTGCATCTTCTTGAATCTTTGCATTCATAAAGGCAGCCAACTCTGGTGATGTTGGAGCTAGTCCAGTGCCTTGGGCTACAGATAAACCACCACGACCTTGCTGTTGCAATTGGTTTTGCAAGAAAGCATATTGTTGTTCACGACCAGGTGTTAGAAGTGCCAATTGTGATTTCATGTAATCACTTGCAACTGTTTCTGGACTTTGAGCAAGATAGCCTTGACCAAGTTTAAATAGACTCTGTGCGCCAGTTTGTAGTGGCTCAAAAGCCTTTTGTGCGCCTTCTGCTTGTTGCAAACCAGACTCAGCCAACTTAACCAAGCGGTCTTGAGCATTTTTAGCTTCAGGACTTAGTGTGTACCCTGCGCTTGTCAACTGACCTGTTACAGGATCGACTGCAAACTGTGAAGTACCAAAGCGAGTAGTCATTCCGATAGGACGGAAAGCCGCAGATTGTTTAGCAGCAGCAGTCTCAGCATCAATCATCTGTTGGGCACGTTGAGCCGCTTCACGAGATGTTTGTTGTTGCAGAAGACCCGCACCAGTAGTCAAACCAGAAGAAAACAAAGAAGCTAATTGAGCCGCAGTAAGACCTGTTGGTATTGTTGGAGGAAGTGCTGTTGTAGGAAGTGTTGTCAATGCACCTGTTCCTAATGTTCCCGTACCTAAACCAGTTACACCACCAGTTACACCAGTTCCTACACCTGTACCCAATAAAGTTGTACCAAGTCCAGAACCTGTAAGAACTCCAGTTCCCGTCAAAGCACCCGCACCAGTTCCAAGCAAAGTAGAGCCAAGACCCGATCCTGTTAAAACACCAGTGCCAGTTAATCCTGTACCCGCTGTGATCCCTGCGCCTGTACCTAAAGTTCCCAAACCCGCACCCGTGGTGCTAAGACCTAGACCGCCAGCACCTGCTGTTATTCCAGTACCCAATGATGAACCTGCTCCCAAACCTGAAGCACCCGCACCTGCCGTTCCAAGAGTTGTGCCGCCAAGAACTCCTGCTCCTGTCAATGCACCTGCTCCTAAAAGTGAAGTACCTAATGTAGAACCTGCTAAGACACCCGTACCTAAACCTGTTCCCGCAGTGATACCCGCACCAGTTCCTAAAGCACCAAGACCTGCGCCTGTAGTGCTTAAACCAAGGCCACCCGCACCTGCTGTTAAACCTGTGCCAAGACTCGTCCCTGCACCTGTAGCCGCACCACCTAACGCTCCCGCACCACCAAATAATCCACCCGCAGCAGCACCGCCTAAAGCGGCTAGAACTACTGGGTCTTTAAAGGCATCTACAAGTCCACCAAAGAAAGATTGGTCTTCTTTAGTTTTTATCGTGTTTACAAGATCGCCAGTAGGACTTAAAACTTGAACGTCTGAGCCAACAGGGGCTTTATAGTTAACATCACCAGTAGTTTTTTCAACGTAAATGTTTTCAATACCAACAACTTGCCGATCTTCTCCAGAACCTCGAACCTCATATTGAGGCGCAATGCGAGTATCTCCAAGAGTAACTGACATACCCTCTGGGATTGTTGCTGCCACCCTAGACACAACCTCACCCTCTGGTAAACCAACAGCCGTAGCCATTTGAGCAGGAGACACTCCATATTGCTCCATAGCCGCAACGATCTGAGCGTCACTCATGCCTGGATTAGCAAGCAAGAAATCTATAATTTGTTGACTGGTTACGGCCATGATGTTTACTCCGCTTCTTTAGGAACTTGCGCTTCAGCCTGTTCTTTAATCTTTACGATAAGAGGCCACACGCCACTACTAGAGGGCAGTTGCCCCAAAGTTTGTAATACAAAGTTAATCTCGTTAATTTCTAACTCTAATTTCATGTTGCACTCCAAGGTGTGCCAGTAGCAGTTACAGGATTCTTCTGCAAAGCAATATTAGCCGCTAGAGCATCTTCTGTGACTTGTTTATCAACTGTTTCCCATACCCAATTCAATACTTCTGCTTCAGTAACCGAGGCATAGGGGATAGTGGGTGTTCCTGCTTGCCAAGACGCTGTGGAGTAGATGGAAGCCGTATAGTCTCCGTCAACCGCAGTTGCAGTCCAGTGACCCGTAATAATGAACCCGTTGGAGGTTTCATAGTCGGTCTGGGTAATTTTCCATGTGTATGCAATAGTCATAATTTTCCTTTAAAAGTGACGAGCAAAAGAGCCAAAGTATTTATTTCTTGCTTCATGTGCAACAAGGTTAGCAAGTTCAATGTCATCGTACAAACCAAAAGATTTGCTTTTCTTGTCAACAATAATCCTTACAGCCCATTTTTGACGTTGCTTATGCCAAACAACATTTTTAACTCCTGAAGAACTATTCTTAGCAATTTTAGAGTTTCTTATGTTTTCAGTATGTGTTGCGGCTCTAAGATTTTCAATTCTATTGTCTTGTGTATTTCCATTTATATGGTCAACAACTTTGGGCAAATAACCATGTTGCATTAAGAAAATTATTCTATGCACTTGATGGCGTATTTTGTTAATTGAAACATTTACATATATACCCGCACAACTTCCAACCTGCTTGTAACCATATCTTTCGTTCCAATGCTCATGGCGACCTTTTGTTTTGAAATCAGACAAAGGTCTAATCTTCCAGAACAACAGTCCATCTCTGTATTCAAACAATCTGTGCGCTTCATCTTGTGTCAAAGTCATATCAGTCCTTAAAGATTAGCGGCAGAAAGACGCTGACGTAGTGATTGAATTTCAGCCCACATTACAGGGATAAGTGCAGAGGCATCCATTTGCTGATACACGGGATTTCCATCTGCATCTACTGCGTCTTTTACGCCAGTGTGTGCATAGGCGGGTGTTTCGTGAGCAATGAACATTGGGCGTTCTTGTGTAGCCCCGTGCATCTTGCCCATGTAAACAGGCACAGAGTCAATCAATTCACCGCTACCAGTTACAGGGCCAGTAATGTCTTTTGCTCGGTAATCAGAAGTTGTGTTGTAAAGAACTACGCCACCTGCTCGGTTGTATGAAACAGAACCTCTAACAGTTATTGATGTCTCTGTAGCAAAATAAGTAAATTGATTGTCGCCAGTTGTAGTTGCACTCCAAATGCCTTGTGTGTATGAACCATCGGCATCTCCTTTAACAGTTAAAACTTGTCTAGCAGTTCCTAAATTTACTATTGAACTTCCTGAACTAATAGCACTCGTAGTCCCCACCAGCAAGTTACCGCTAGAGTCTAGTGAGGCGGCACTCGCTGGTGCTGAACCTGACACTTGGAACGCATCTGTGCTACCCGCAGTTCCTGCACCTTTTACTCTAAATGTACCGCTAGAGTCTATTCTGGCTCGTTCTGAACCACCTGTTGAAAAGTAGGTGTAACCAGTACCATTAGCATTTATCGCTACTGGCAGATTAGTTCCACCATTAAAACTAAATTCTGAGCCTGCATCGTAAATATAGCCACCAACTGTGTTGCTATGCTTTAGTGCTATTAAAGAGTTTGATGAGCCGTTAACTTCAATCACACCTCGACCTGATGAGCTGTAAGTTGATGATGTCGTACCAACAAGCAAATTCCCACTGGCATCCAGAGTCATCGCCTGAGTAAAGGAGATAGCGCTTCCTGCTGTGCCTGATGCGGCGTTGTACCATTGATGTTGACCTTGCACTTGGTTGTAACCACTTGCGTATGTTGAACCAACATAAGTGTAATTACCGCCTGAATCTAAATAGGTGTTCATACCTAGCAAAATTCTATCGTTGCCAGTAAATGAAATTAAAGAGCCACCACCCATTTGAAATGCTTTATAGGTACTTGCCCAAGCACTCGGAGTAACTCCCAAACCCAAATTAGTACCATCAAAGACTAGCGCAGAGCCACTTGTCAGAACCTTTGAACCATTGAGATAGGTTACTCCGTTGGCTGTTCCACCATTGTGTGTAACTGTAGAAGATGTTGTTAGGGTAGTAAACGCACCAGTAGAAGCAGTAGTAGCACCAACAGTACCATTGATATTGATAGAGGCTGTACCTGTAAGGTTAGTTACAGTACCGCTAGAGGGTGTGCCTAATGCACCATTGAACAATACTGGCGCACCCGCAGAGCCTGTATTAACCGCTAGAGCAGTCGCAATACCAGTTCCTAGACCTGATACCCCTGTAGCGATAGGAAGCCCTGTAGCGTTTGTTAAGGTTGCGCTAGTGGGTGTTCCAAGGATAGGAGTCACCAAGGTAGGAGAGGTAGCAAAGACTGCTGAACCTGATCCTGTTTCATCTGTCAAAGCACCCGCAAGGTTGGAGGAGCTAAATGAACCCAAAGATGTTGCGTTGCCAACAGAAGTGACTGCACCTGTTAAATTAGCGTTAGTTGTGACGTTACCCGCAGTCAGGCCAGAAGCAGTGCCTGTGATGTTTGTACCTACCAAGGCTGATGGAGTGCCTAAAGCGGGAGTTACCAAGGTTGGGCTAGTGGCAAACACCAAAGAACCCGTACCTGTCTCATCAGTAACCGCAGAGATTAAGTTGGCAGATGATGGCGTACCTAAAAAGGTAGCCACACCCGTACCCAAACCACTCACACCCGTAGAGATCGGCAATCCTGTGGCGTTTGTCAAAGTACCAGAAGCAGGAGTTCCCAATGCGGGAGTCACCAGTGTTGGCGAGTTTGACAACACTACTGAGCCTGTACCTGTAGAGCTAGTTACACCCGTACCACCATTAGCAACAGGAAGAGTTCCTGTAATGTCAGCAGTAGAGAGAGTAACCGCATCCCATGAAGCGTTAGTACCATCCGATTGGAGATACTTGTTAGCCGCAGAGGTTTGGCTAGGCAATAGGTTATTCAAAGCACCAGCCGCTGTGGAAGCACCAGTACCGCCATCAGCAACCGCTAAGTCTGTAATACCAGTGATAGAACCACCAGTAATTGCGGCAGCAGAGTTGTCTGTCTTAGTCGCAACAGCAGTAGCAATGTTATTGAACTCAGTATCAATCTCTGTACCTCGGACGACCTTGAGTGGATCACCAGGCGTGAGGTTATCCTTGGTGGCGAAATTAGTACTTTTTGTATAATTTGACAATCTATTCTCCTTGTGTGAGTTTCATACTCACGAAATCTTGCCGTTCTTAGACTGAATTTCAATCTTCTGAATTGACAGTTGAGTGCCGTTGATAGTGGTTTCGTAACCTGTTTGAACAATTTTACCCGCACCAGAAGCATTTACGTCTAGTGTCTTAATCAAGAGTCCACCAGAGTATTCTGCTACTCCGTACTCAGCAAGGCCGTACTCATAGTTTGCTTGTTCAGGAATAAAAGCATTGCCTGACAAATAGTTGGCAGCAAAGTCAAAGCCCCACTTGATCGTCACAAACTGGTCAGAGCCGCCAATAACGATTGCCTTGATTCGTTTGAGAATAGAAATCTGATTCTCATTACCAAGGTCTGCATGGTTGGTAAAGTAGCTCAATCGGTAAGTAGAAGTGTTATCTAAGAAACTTCCATACTTGCCAATAAAACCTAATTTACCAATGTACAGATCACCATTCCTGAGTGAGTACAGAGCAGTAGGAGTAATAGAGTCCCACTTGGTTACTCTAAAAGCACCATCTTGCAATTGCATCTTTGTATCAAAGCAAAAGACTTGACCTGTAACTGGAAGAGTCAACAAGTAAAAGGCATTCTTCTCTGAGTAAACAGACTTCAGATTAGCTAGAGTCTCTACTGCCAAAGATGAAATAAGGTCAGAACGCACATTCTTGGACAAGTCTCTAAGTGGTGCAGACTTCTCTTGGATAGTCCTCATCAGTGAGCGAACACCTGAGTCAGACAAGAAAATCACATCAGTGCCAATTGACTGAATAGTGTCTCTAGCAATGCACCCAATAGAGCCTACTGTGTCTGACAGAACCAAGGATGCGGGAGTAGAAGCACCAGAGTAAACAAGAATCTGACGTTTACCAAAGATAAAGAAGAAATCATTGTGAGCCGCTAGACCCATGATCTCGTCAGCACCATTAGGCCAAACCCTAGAAACATCCAATGTTCCTGAAGTACCACCAGACCATACATGACCCGCAATCAGGTCTGAGAAGGTAATCGTAACCTTATCTGTAGATGTATTAGCCACCCACAAACGACCAAATGCTGAGATAGCAATGTTGGCTAAAGGAACAGTTCCTACATAGCCTGACTTCTCAGATACCCGTCTAAATGTTGTAGTGCTTATAGCAGGATCAAATATTAGTGGATCGTGACCAGTTTGGAAGAAATAAGCAATGCCATTCAAAGATGCACATTGCCAATTAGATGCCGTGATAGTAGGGGCAGAACCCCCACCACCATAAGTCAATTCAGTCACTGCGTTAGAAGTACCAAGTTTGAATAGCTTGTTGTTTCCCGCAAACAGAACAGTCAAAGTGCCATCAGTTTGGACTAATTCGTGGATAACACCCACATTGTTAGAGCCTAGATTGCCTGATGAAGCGTTAACAAGAGTAAAGCCTTTACGTGCGCCAATACGACCAAATTGGTCAATCACGCAATTAGAAGCAGTTAAAGCAAAGCCAGAAGATAAATCTAGGGGCGAATCTTGCGTGTTCAGGCCATAAAAGCCTGGTGCGCTAATGCTTTGACTTTGTAGAGGAGCAGACATTAGACCGCCACAAAGTTGTCTTCAGGGTAACGAGTGCTTTCCAATGCAATAGCGTCAGATAGCATTCCACGGAACAAAGCGTATGCTTCATTAGAAGCAGTCCCTCCATCCTCACCACGCTCAATCAAACCACGAGCATAGGCACTCTGAGTCACCAAATAGTCCAATACTTTGACTGAAGTGCCATCAGCAGACAGATTAGCCTGTGGGATGGTCAAATCAAACTTCAGTGTATAGACACCATCAGGAACGGGAAACAGGTCAATCTTTGTGTCTCCACTACCATCTACCCCGTTAAAGCAGAACTCTGAAGGAATAGACTGTGATGGTGTACCGAAGTTTAACTTGCGGTTCATGTCCGCAGTAGTGGTGTTATCTAAAGTTATAACACTTGTGGTATTGATAGCATCATTGATACGAAACTTCTGACCCGCACCTGTCAAAGCGTATGAGCTTGTGCCACTGGTGGTAGTAACTGTAATTGTTTGTCCTAAGACATTCCAATTATAGGAATCTTCAATCTGACGTTTGGCATCGTTGACAAACTTGCCAACCAATGCGGAATAAGTTGTTTCTGAGACTGTAGAAACATTAGTCTCACGCAAACGGGTGAGAACGTCATTTACAAGTTCTAAGTAGGTCATGTTCGTTGTGCTCCCTGAACCTCAAATGTTGCAATAAAACTAAAGCTACTAGCAGATTGAGTAGTAATTTGAATTCTATCGCCTTCTTCTAAAACGATATAAGCATTGCCATCAAACTGAAGGTATTGCTTTGAAGTAAAGTCGTAGTTAGTAAGAATATCCAAGGTAGTAGCCGCACTTGCGTCATACCATTGAACAGTAATGTGCTTAGTCGAACCGCCAGTGTTGTGAATGTACATCACAGTAAACTTGGCGTAATAACCCGTAGGAACTGTATAAACAGTTGTCAGCGTATTTGCTGTAGGGCTAATTCCGACTGAGGTTGGTCTCACTTCATATTCCTCTTAGAGATCGCTTTAGCTTTAGCTTTAGCGTCTTCCTTGGACGTTGCGCCCCAAGCTCTAAGAGAAAGTAAAAGTCGGGTAGGCTTTCCATCTTTCATCTCAGCGCCAGGCATATTGCC